CTTTAGACAGACCCATCGGTTGTTTTGTTTAACTGAAGTTATTATACAAGAAAAAGGCACCTTGTAAGGTGCCTAGTGGACAGTTCAAGAATTGGTTTAATTGAGAGTATTTATCAGGCAACGAGTTCAATAAACTCATTCAAAATCTTCTTGTTCATCTTCTTGTTTTTCAGACTCTTCATGAATGATTTCTTGATTTGAGTTTTAGAGGCAGACTCTTCAACTTCAAATTCGGATTCATTTCCGAGAGCAGTTGCAGAAAGTGCAATGTAAGAATGATATCCAGAATTTTTGATAGCAAATGACTTTTGCTTTTTCCATTCAGTCTGCAATTTTTCCATTTTAGAATATTGATCGTAATCACAATAACGACGAATAAACGGATTTGCATCACGACCTTCAAGAACACGAATACCAATAAAATTAGTATCAACAAATTTGTCTCTCAAATTAGTAAGAAGAGTATCAGTCATCATACCCCAATCTCCATTAAGAGAATAAGTGTTTCCGGTTTTGCGGTCACGCAAGAAACAATTGGGTCCAATACTACCGAGACCGATGAAAGGTTCGTGCTCCCAAGAACGTTGAATCTCACGATGATACTTGGGGCAGTATCCTTCACCATCAGTCAGCACGACACATTGAACTTTTTCAACATTATTAGTCTTCTTAAATTGAGGGATAATTTGATGAAGACTAACCATTGCTTCATTAAGAGGAGTTCCTGAAAGTCCCATTCCGATAGGAATAGGATACAATGCATAACGACTGAAGTAATATCCAAGTCGGAAAATATTCTTCATTTGATGTTCCATAACCTTGCTGCTGACATTATGCGTCAGGATATTCATAAGTGAGAAATATTCACCAACGCACATCAACCCTTCTTTCTTTTGATAAGAAAGTTCTCTGATGCCAGATTTCTGATTGATGAGAGGATACTCATTAGTAAAGGCATAAACCTCAAAAGGAATGCCAACTTTCTTACAGAACCACACAAGATTGAAAAGTTGCTTCAGCGTATCAAGCATCACATTTCCCATTGAACCAGACCAGTCAAGAACAAAGACCAGTCCATGATTCTTACCATCAGCAAGTGTGGTCACCTTCTTGAATAGGTCTTCGTTGTATTTGTATGTGTGGAGTTTAGAGCAGTCCAGAACTCCAGTCCGACTAACAGTAGCACGAGCATAACTGCTAGCAGATTTTCTGCATTCAAATTCTTTGACAAGATAATTAACCTCCTTCTGTGCCGACTTTTTGAACTTTAAGAATTCTGAATCAGCAAAATCAAAGATACTAGGATCATGGGGATTTTCCCAGTGCTCATCACACTCTTCATGAATTCTCTTATTAGAAACAATAATATCATCAAGATTTAATTTAGGAAGTTCAATATACACATTCTCAATACCACCATTAGATGTAAGTTCCTTGATGGCATCATTGAGTGCATCCATCGTGTTCACTTCAGGTTCTTGATTTGTTTCTCCTGCCTGAGTAGTATTCTTATCCTCTTGTTCATATGAAGGAGTATCTAGATCGGCATCATCTTTGTCAGAGGTTTCACTATCATCAGTTTCACCAGGTTGTTGCATTGAATCATCACCAGGTTCTTCAGATGAACTAGAACTTTGAGATTCCAATGAATCCATATCAGTCTTAGTCTCAGTATCCATCTGCTCCTTACAATATTTGTAAAGTGCTTCTGATGCCAAGAGAACATCGTCAAAGGTCTCACATTCTTCAATCATGCGAACGATGGGCATCTCTACATCTTTACCAAAAGGAATATCAACAAAGTTTCCAATCTTGAAGTGAAGATTTACACGATCGGCAAGGTTCATCTTGCTTACATCTTCACACTCTACACCAAAGAAATCATTGTCAGAGAGTTCATTATATCCACGATAGAAAGTCTTAGAGATACCGGCATAACGACGCTTCATCAACTTCTCAATACGAACATCTTCCACAACATTCACAAACTGTGGAGAGATTTTATATTCTTTAATCCAGTCACGGTCTGGAGTATAGAGTGCATGACCCACCTCGTGTGCCACCAACATATCGTAAACTTGATTGGTAGCACCATCCCACATAGGGAGAGTCAGCACTCTGGTGTGAACATTGAAGCAGGCAGTTTCAACGTTCTTGTGCTCCACTACAAGATCTTCAGTTGCTAGAAGTTTCGCTAGTTGGGATTTGATCTCGTGTGAAACTGCCATAATGTTCCGTTCGTATGGACTCATAATACGACGAAACCGCCTTGTCTGGGCGGTTCCTGTGACGCTTCTTGAACTGTCTGAGTGCCTCTCTCCTTGCTCTCATTGCTTGAGGTTTGAGAGTTCGTTTCTGCTCCTTCTTGGAGTGGTGTTGCCAGTTAGGGGTTGTCACGAAAAAACTCCTTTAGTGAAGATTGACAATTTGGTGGTTCTGGATCTTTGATTCCCTTGATCTTCTTCCACTTATTATACATGGCTTGCATATACCATGATTGTGCCAAACTTTTTGGTCCATTCTCTAGGAGATCAAGTTCTTTCTTGTTACTAGTGTAACTTTTATATTCTTCTCTCCAATTACTCATGACACCATTCGTGAAAAACCTTTTACCTTATCAAACTTTATAACATTGTCAAATTTATCATGCAAATCAGATTTGTGAGAAATCACAAAAATATTAGCACCCTTGATGACATATCTGATAATTTTAAGAAACTCTTCAGTTCCAAATCCATCAAGAGATGAATCAAATACTTCATCCATAATTAAGAGATTGGTATTAACAGAGTTTTTGACTCTCGCAACTTCCCTCCAAGTAAAGAGGAGTGCCAAGTCAATTCTCATTTTTTCACCTTCACTAAAAGATGCATAGGAAAAATCTTCATGAATTGGAGATTTTATTGTTTCACTAAATTCACCATCCAGATTAAAGTTAATATAAAAATCCATCATCTGCAAATAACGATTCACTTGTTGATTAATGAAAGGAAGATATTTTTTAATAATCTTCGTCTTTACACCATCATCTTTAAGAAGTGAATATGCAAAATCATAATTAGACATTTCCATCCGTTTGTCGGAAAGATTTTCAATTGTGTCTTGGAGGGTTACTTTAAACTCTGCTAACTTCTCATGTTCAGTATTTCTGTTTGCAACTTGCTCGGTAAGTCTCTGAACCTCCGATTCCAAATCTCTGATCTGTCTGTTACATCCAGAGATTCGAGTATTGTTTTGAGAAATGCCATTATTGAGTTTAGTAATCTCCTTTGAAAGTAAATTAAATTGACGCTCTCGTTCTTGTTCCAACTTTATAGTCTCTTCCAGGTCTTCATAACCCTTCTTGAGTTCCTTTGCTTTATTTTGAGCGTCACTAATTCTATTTACACGAAACTCTTCTTCTATATCCTGCTGACAGGTAGGGCAGACCGTATTTTCTGTGAAAAACTTATGTTCTTTGGTAATAGTACCTACCTTTTGAGATATTTTTCCACGAAGATTATTGAGTTTTACTAATTTGTCTCCTGCACCAGTAACAGATTTTTGATCCTCACTATATCCCAAGATACTCTTTTCAAGAGAGGAATTCTCTTCCATATAAGAAACAATTTCTGCATCAAGACTGATAATTTTTTCCTTGTTGGCGTTTATATTGACATTTCCTCTCTCTTCAAGTTCGTTGATAAAACTTTCTTGCATCACAATTTTATCTTTAATATTTTCTTTTTTAAGATCTAAAGATTTTGATTGGTCTCTCATGACTCTAATCTTTTCTTTAATCAAGTTATTCATTGCCGAAAAGATACGAATGTCTAATAGATCTTCAATGACCTCTCTACGATTAGCAGTCGTTAATTGCATAAAGGGCACAAAGGTGCTACTACCCAAAATTACAATTTGAGTGAATGATTTATAATTTACCTTAAGAATACTTTCTTCCAAAATACGTTGATTAGCACGATCATCTGCTTCTTTATGAAGAGGATTGCCATTAACTTCAATATCAAATACATTTGGTTTTATTCCACGACGAACCAAGTAGTCACGACTATTGACAGAAAATTCAATCTCTACCAAACAATCTCTCTCGTTTGTTGTGTTTGCCAATTGAGGTTTATTAATTTTTCGAAATGGTTTATTAAACAACACAAACGTCAGTGCGTCCAACATGGTGGACTTTCCTGCACCATTTGTTCCGATAATCAAATTGGTAGTATGTTCTTGAAAATCAATTTCAGTCCAGGTATTACCTGCACTTAAAAAGTTTTTATATTTAATCGTCTTGAAGGTTATCATGTTTAGGGGGAATCACAATGTCATCAGGGGTAATCACAGTGTATTTGTAACTATGAATTTTACATGTTTTTATGGCAAGTTCATCATCAACTTCAACAACATCCATAATTTGATCTTCTTGATCTTCTAACATCATAGCATAGCGGATTGCATCATCCTCTTCCTCAAACAAAAATAAAACCTTTTCGCCATACTTATCTTTTACAGCATAGGCACCTTCATCTTTGCTTTCTTTAAGAGTAAGGAGATACATTTATTCTACTTCGCAAGCTTGTTTGTAAAGGTCTTGAAAAATATTTTTGATAATGTTCTTGTCGTATTGAGTTTCGGATTCATCGATATATCGATTCAAAATTGATAGTGTGTTTTCTTCGTCTCCTATTTCAAAATCTTCATTTTCCTGAATGTCAAAATTTTCAATGATTTTGAGATCTTGAACTCCGATTGAATAAAGTTTGTCGATAAATTTTTCAAAATCTTTTGGTTTTGATTTTTTACGGACAATAACTTTTACAATTTTATTTTCATATTCACTTACATTGAAGAGTTTATAATTAGTATCTTCATAGTAAATATTATAAAATAATTTATAAGGGTTGTTGACTGGAGTATGGGTGAGGGTTTCCGTATCAAAGATATGAAATCCTCTAGTATCATTTACATCGTTCCAGAACATCTCATAAGGATTGCCTAGATAGAAGATTTTTCCATTGTCACTTCGTGTATGATAGTGTCCAGAAAATACTTTATCGAATTTATCAAACAGATTACAATCCATGCCATCTTCCATGACATGACCACGATGTGCTCTGAATCCATTCAATTCAAGGTGACCCATTGCACATACACACTTGGAACTTTTGATAGTTTTAGCACTTTCCTCAAAGTTTTCAGAGTTAATCCATGGTATAAGCAATATATTGAGTTTATCTATAGTAATTTCAGAAATTTTACTATAGGTTTTAATGTTCTTATAAGTTTGAAGTAAGAGTGCTGGTGAGTTTACATCATTAGTATTCTTATAGTAGCAATCATGATTACCAATAATCATGTGAACTTTATACTTCTTGAGTTTTTCAAATACAACTCTTTTTGCCCACTCCAAACTCTGATAGTCAATAGACTTGCGACTATCAAAGGCATCGCCCATATGAATGACAGTATCAATTCCCTCTGCTTCTAGAGTGGGAAAGAAAACATCATCATAGAACTTCTCAAAATACTCATGAAGATGCTTGGAACCTTTCCTAGCACCATAATGAGTATCAGTAATAATTGCTATCTTCATTCTGCGTGATGTGCCTTAAGATCTGGATTTGGTTGTGATTTCGTCAAATCTCTACGACTTTGATTTTTAATTACAATAAATGCATCTTTATTAATTTTACGAGTGCCGATTGGTGATTGCCATTTTTTATTATAGTTTTCACCTACATCAATACCCGAGATTTGAGTTCCTGCCATTTCAACAGAAATTTCATCACCATCCTCCCATCCAAGTTTTTCCAGCAAAGTGGCAAGTTCTTTTGTCAGTTTCATCGGTTACGATATTGAATGTTGTCTTTGATTGAATTATATTCTGCATTATTACCAGAAAGTTCATTACTGTCAATTACCATGACTTCATCAAATCCGGTGCGTTCAATAATTTTTGTTTTAATTTCTAATTGTTTTTTCTCCTTTTGAATTCTTCTCAGGAAAGCATAGTGAATAATTTGAGTGAAATATGCAAAAGGATTTTGAGATTTCTCTGGATTAAAATTGTGAATGTATTGAACGCAATTTTCAATACCATCAGAGATCATGTCCTCACGAAACATGTAGTTGACAAAGTTTGGTTTGTATGAAAGATGAGTTGCGATCTTCAAAAAACACTCACCAAGATAATTTGGGATTCTGGGTTTACCTTCCCATGCACCAGATTTAGGTGGTTCTTTATCGTACTTCTTAACAAATTTTTCTCGTGCAACAGCAACTTTTGCTCGATACACAATCATTGCTTCTAGCAACTCTTTGTTATTTACATAATGTTCGGTTTTCTTTTTTGGCATAACATTGACATTTAAGTCCTTATTGATATGTAAACATTATAGCACACTTTAGGGGCTTGACAAGTTTCTTATTTCTATGTAGACTAGGTTTGTCCCCGTTAAAGATGAGATATAGCCAGCTATTAATCAGAGGATTGATTCTCTTGAATTTCTTTGTTGAATATATTTTCTAACTCTTTTCTTGCCTCTTTGACTGAAGATACATATCCCATATCTGTAGAGGGTCTTGTGTAGCATTCATTAGTATCAGAAAAATTAATATCTTCATCAGTATCTTCAATAAAGTTTGTATAGATTTCTATTAATCTTTCATCTCTACTTTCAGACATCGTAATAACTTTATCAGATTTTATAATAAAAATATCATCATCCGATAAATCGATCCATGGTTTTATTTTTACATGCATTCCACCACGGTGCTGTATCATTTTCATAATGATAGGATTTTGTAGAATGAGATTTGTATCTCCATCATTTTCATCTATAGAAACTAGGGAAAATATTTCCTCCCCCGATACTAATTTTATTATTGAATAGAATTCTTCACCCATTAGTTTTTTAGCGGTACGTTTACAATATCATAATTAAAATTTTCTTCGTTATAAATTTTAATTCTTTCAATTAAATGATTTAGTGTGTAATTTTTTCTTGACTTGTAACTGATATCATCAGCAATATCATATAGAGTTGCTTTTGTTTTCTTGTCCCCTTTTCTGAGAACTCTTCCTATTGATTGTAGATTTCTAATTCTTGACTTAGAAGGTGAAGCAAAAATGACGTTATGAAGGTTTTTAATGTTAATTCCTGTGGAGAAAGTTCCATAAGATGCTACAATGATCGCATTGTTTTCTTTCTCAGTAATTTCTCTAACCTTTTCTCTATCTTCGGTGTCTACACCACCGTGTATAAAGAAGACCTGACGATTTTCAATTTGGTTACTATTATTTATTAATTCATATAATGGTTGACCATGACCCTCAACTCTTGCGAAAAGAATCAAAGTATTTCCTTTTAAGTCAAGTGCTAGATTTTTGATAAACTTATTTCTACGATCATGACTTATAATGTATTTTACTTCATCCTCATAAGTATCAAATCTATTCGGTAAGTGCTTCAGTAGAATCACATTAATGTCTAACTTTGCCAGATGACCTTTACTCATCAATTCATCTGTTTTTATAATTTTATAAGAAGGACCAAACAATCCTTCCAAAACCCACTTATGAGTTTGCGTGCCGTCTAGCGTGCCAGTGAATCCAAATCGATATTTGGCATTTGCAAGTTTTGTCATTATAGATATTAATGACTTGGATTTAAACTGATGTGCCTCGTCTCCGATTACGACATTAAACCTAGAAAAGTATTGAGTTGGAAGTTTATAGATAGACTGCCAAGTTGTTATAATTACTTGAGAATCCGTTTCTCTTTCCTTTCCGGCGTAGACTTTGTGGCAGTATGAACCTACATTCCACCCATAATCTTCAAAGTCTTTATACATCTGCTCTACTAGCGAAGTCGTCGGAACAACTATCAGAATATTTTGTTGCTTTTCAACGTAGTATCTTACAAGAGAATATATCATCAAAGACTTTCCAGAAGCAGTTGGAGATATCAGCAACTTACGATTATGTCTTAAAGCGTCGTATACGCCTTCGATTTGATAATCCCTAGGTTTGTGTCTTGATATTGCAGTTACATAATCTTTAACGCCTTCTTTCGATATACCATCATTAACTTCAAATGGCAATCCATAATATTTGTTGTCTTTAAATTCGTATGTATATCCGTGATCCTTACAGAACTGAACGATTCTGTCTAGTAAACCAATGTATATTTCTTTAGTTTGTATATTAAACAAACGAATTTTTCCATCCCAATACCTTTTTTTGTATGATGGAGAAAACTGTGCTCCAGGCACTTCAAAAGTAAATTGATCTGCTAATTCATAATGAATATGAATTTCAGAGTCAACATGAAGATAGACTTCATTCTTCTTTGATATAATCAAATGTGACATTCATTTAGATCAATATCAAATATTTAG